GCAAGAACACGGCATGACAGAACAGGAAGCAATAATTCAGCACGAAATTATGCAGGTAGGTAGAGCGGCAAGTGGACAACAGACCGAGACAAAAAACGAACTTATGACGATGGGCATATTTTAACAACCAGAAAGGCACACAATGAAAACAGACAGCGATATAAGGCAAAGCGTTATAACCGGCACAGGCACGGCTGAAGTAAAGGTGGGTACAGACATAACTATTGGCGATCCAGTATGCTACGAAAACGGACCGGTCAATACTGTTGTCGGCAAAATTAATTTATCGACAGCGGCCGAATTAAACCCGATGCCTGGGTGTGTTTTTAAAAACGGCAAAGTCGTATCTGTGCCTCCCGGCTGGACTTGCGAGGAGTTGGGCCGAAACTCACGCACTCGACTTATGCGCAAAACAATCAAGACGGTTATTGAGCTTGACGAATTTAACAATACTGAGATAATAGAACTATCAAAAATCATGCACGAGCAAGGCGGAAAGGCCGAAGGTTAATTATGAGCGATGTTGTAGTAGAATATATTTATAGTTATATGGGAATAGCAAGGCACCAAAAAACAATTGAACTACTACGAGAACAGGCCGTTCGTGAAATTGAAATGTTTAAGGGTAAAACGATTAACGGTTGCAGAATTGATAATGTTTTAATAACTGAAAAAGATACGCCATTTCCGAGAGTTGAAATGAGTGGAGTTTTTGTTTAAATGTGAAGGACTAGATGCCAAAACTAACCATAACTCAAATTAGGCAACTCTCCGCTTCAGGCACAATGAAAAAGGATATCTCTGATTTATTGGGCCGACCGTTCAATGCCGCTGAGAACCGCGCGTATCTCGAAAGCAAGCCGGTTAGAAAAGTTATGTCAGGCTCGGAGCGCATAGAAAAGATGCGCAAGAAGGAAAGGACGATCGAACTACCGGCGGTTGAAGATCCAGACAGGCGCAAGCGATTAGAGAAAAACACTGAGAAATGGCTGTTGCATTATATGCCTAACGCGTTTCCGTTCCCATTTTCAGACGGCCATAAGGAACTTATAGCAAATGTAATCACGGCGGCAAAGACAGGTCAGGGAGTTGTAACGGCACAGCCGCGGGGTGACGGGAAAACTACCTGCCTGCGTGGATGCTCTATGTTTCTGGTTGTTAAAAAAATAGTCAGGTTCCCAGTTTTGGTCGGCTGGAAGCACTCAGATGCGAAGAGCGGCTTTAAAGCATGGCTGAATATATTGTGTGACTCCAAAGAATTTGCGGCGGACTACCCTGAATATTGCGCTCCGTTTATTCACTCCACACACGCGACGGCCTTGAAAAATTTATGTTGGGGTGAAAGCGGCGGGGAGTTTGCCGGGGAGAAGATCGGGGCAAGCGTTGATAGTGAGGTTAAGATTATCACATTCCCGAACTCAATCGGGGCAATTGCCGCAAGATCAGCGCAAGGCGACGCGAAAGGCCTAAATGTAATACTCAAAGACGGTACTGTATTAAGGCCGGACTTCATGATTTTCGATGATGTGCAAGACCCGAAGCGGGCGCATAAATCCGAGGCAGTGAAAGAGACTGTTGATATAATCGAGAATGTTTTTATGGGAATGGGCGGCCGGCGGAAACGGCTTGTATCTGCAATGGCCTGTACGATAGAGGCCGAGCATGATGTATCATGTTATTTTTTAAATAAGCGGGACTGGAAGTCAACCATTGTCAGCCGCGTTAAGGTATGGCCGGATGGATCGAGCGGCGGAACATGGGATAGCGAAAAGGATTGCAAGACCCGCCGGTATTGGGATGACTGGCGGGAATTACTGGTTGACGAGGGCAAAGAAAAGGCCGCTGAGTTTTTCAAGGCAAACCGAAAAATGATGACAGGCAAAATGCAGACTTCATGGAAACACGGATTTGATCCCGATAAAGATGTGTGTGATATCGACGCGGCCATGAGTGAGTGGTACAAGCTTGGCGAGGATGTATTCAGCAGGGCGCAACAGAACAATCCTATTACCCGCGGCGTTGACGTTTACACTTTGACACCGGAAATAGTAATGAGCCGTGTGCTGGAACGCAAGCCGTACGAGCTACCCGAATGGACGCAGTTTGTTATCGCGGCAACCGATATCAACCCTGCCTATGCTCTAACTTCAGGCGTTGTGGCATTCGGCAAAGATCAAAGCGCGGCGGTTACATGGTACGGAAAATTTGAAAAGGCCCCGTTGCCGATAAGCAAGAATCTAAGCGAGGCCCAATACCATATAGCGGTCTATGAGGCGTTGGTAAGGCATGGCAGAGAGATTGCTGCAAATCCATGTAAGCCTAAGTACTGGATAATTGATGCAGGCGGCGCACAGTCAAAGCCGGTTAAAAAACTGGCAGAGGTTTCTCTCGATCTGTTGGGCCTAAATGTTATTGTGAGTTATGGCAGAGCGGGAAAAGCATTTAAGCAATCACTGAGCAAAAAAACAAAGTCAGGTGAAGAGTGGTTCGAGGGCCGGGAACGCCGCGAAAAATGGCTGATATGGAATACTGACTACTGGCGGGAAGTTGCCCAAAGGTCGTTTACTTGCGAGACAGGCTCCCCCGGCGGCACTACAATTTTCAAAAGCCACTCACACAGAGAATTTGCCGAGCATATCTGCCGTAAAAAACTAGAGGCTAAAGGAATGATAGGCTCTCAGATGATGTGGAGCTGGCGGGTAGATCCAGGCAAAGACGATTTTGCGGATATGCTGAACATGGCCTTTGTCGGGGCATCGTATATCGGCAACATTGGCACGGCTGGGCTTGAGATTAAAAAGCCAACTCGCAGAATTATGACACAGGCGCAACTAAGGAGATGATATGCAGGGAGAAAACCGCCGTAAATGGCCTAGTGAATTTATAAAAAAGGGCGCGGATAAAATCGGAATAGCTTGCCCTAAATGTGGCTGTAAGGATTTGCGGGTTACGAACTCACTGCCAAGCGCGAACGGATCACGCCGCCGCCGTAGGGTTTGCAGAAATTGCGGTCGCGTTTTTTATACAAACGAGAGCATTTAATTTCAAACAATAAACCGCGCAACACAAAGCGCGGTTTTTTCGTGCCTGAATGTTAGGCAACACAACAATAATTATACATATATAACAAAGTTAGCCTAAACTAACATTTATCCTTTACAGGCGCAAAAAATAGTGTCATAAGTTGTTCAAAAGGGGAACTTATGGCCGACTCTGACGATATTGACACCACAATTGACACGCTTTTAGACAATCCAAGCTCTGTCACCTCTCAATCAGGCAGTGTTACAAACTTACGCATTCCCGATGTAATTGCCGCAGATAAACATATAGCGCAGAAATCACTCAAAGCTTCGCCATTTGCCGCACTTCACAGGGCAACCTTAAGGGGGCCGTCGCATTATGGCACGTAAAACTTATACACAGCCAGCGAAATCAAAGCCTATCCCCCGCAAGATCGTTAAGGCAGGCGATTTAAACGGGCGCACAATCAGGGGCCGGTACGATGCCGCCAGCAAGACCAATGAAAACGCTAACCTCTGGAGCAATACCGATTCACTGAGCGCGGCGCAGGCCAACAGTCCCAGCGTTCGAAAGATTATCAGGGACCGTGCCCGCTACGAAGTCGCAAATAACAGTTACGCGGCCGGAATCGTTAAAACGCTTGCAAATGATGTTATAGGGCCGAAAATTCAGATACAGCTTGGCAACAGCCCGGATCAGCAACAGGCCGAACTTGATTTTTCCGCATGGGCAAAGGCTACCGGGCTATTCGCAAAACTCCGTACAATGCGCAAGGCCAAAACGACAGACGGCGAATCTTTCGCACAGATGATAACAAATCCGTACATTGAAAATGATATCAAGCTAGATATTCTGTTGCTTGAATGCGATATGATAGAGGGTTATTTTACCGCAAAAGATAACGAGATTGACGGAATAAAATTTGACCGCTTCAATAATCCAATTTCCTATAGAGTTTTAACAAGCCACCCCGGCGATTATCGCAACCTGAAATCATTAAAGACCGCCGGTAACTGGATATCCAGCAAATTCATGTTGCATTACTTTGATTCCGACAGGCCGGGACAGGTACGCGGCGTTTCTGAGATTGTAGCACCTCTAAGCCTTTTCGGGCAGGTCAGACAATACACGGCCGCCGTCGTCACGACCGCAACACGCGCCGCAGAGATAAGCGGAATCATTAAAACCAATTTACTACCAGACGGAGAGGGAGCCGTTCAATTTGACGAGCCGACCGTTAGAATGGATGTGACGCGCAATGAGCTTATGAGTTTACCGGACGGTTGGGAAATGGATCAATTTAAAGCCGAGCAACCGACAGACACATACAAAGAATTTAAAGCTGAGATTATAAACGAGGCCGCACGGTGTTTGAATATGCCAGCAAATGTGGCAATGGGAAATTCAAGCGGTTACAACTATGCAAGCGGGCGTTTAGATTTTCAGACCTACGACCGAAGCATAGACGTAGACAGGGACGGCTTGGAGCGAGATGTTTTAGATCGGATTTACAGAGCGTGGCTTGAAGAGTATGCAAAACTCAAAGCCTTAAACCGAACCATTGAAAAATCGCTGTTAGCCCCGCTTTGGTTTTACGCAGGCCGTGGACATGTTGACCCGAAAAAGGAAGCGGATGCAGACAATAGCAGGCTGAATAACGGTACTCTTACAAAAGGCGATTACTGGGCCGAGCAAGGTCAGGACGCACAGCGAAAAGAACAACAGCGAATTGATGAAATGATAAGCGGTGAAGTGATGTGGAATAAAGCGCGTGAAAAGGCAGGACTTGAAAAAGCGCCGTATCCATATACATCGACAACCGAAACAACCGAAACGATAGAGGTGGAAAACAATGCCTAAAAATAAAAAACATGATGAAAAAATGATAACCATGACCGGCGATTGCTTTATCAAAGCCGCCGCTGTTTTCGAGGGTGAAGAGACTAAATTACCAAGTGTAAAAATGGAAGTCTATAACGGCGGAAAAATCAATGTCGGATATTGGGGCGCGGTTGTGGTTGACCTTAAAGGCATGACTGCCAACGATGCAACCCCGATTTTATACGCTCATGACTCATACAGTATAGACGGCGTTTTAGGTCAGACGGACAGCGTGGTTATCGGCGACAGTATTACGGCGACCGGCTCAATTATGGGTAGTTCGGAAACAACAGAAAAAGTTAAGGGACTTGCGAAAAACGGATATAAATTTCAGGTCAGCATGGGTGCACAGCCTAATAAAACCAGAGATATACCTGAAGCCGAAAGCGTGGAGGTAAACGGGCAAACTATGCAGGGGCCGTTTACTCTAATAGTCGAAAGCAAACTTTCAGAAATTTCAATTCTACCGCTTGGAGCGGATGACACAACGAGCGCGGAAATTGCCGCTTCTCACAACTCAAAAGAGGGAACAAAAATGAGTGATAAAAAAACTCCCGCCGTCAAGAGCCCCGAAGAGGTCAGGGCCGAAGCGGTTAAGGACAGCCAAATCGAAGTCGATCGCATACAGGCCGTTAAGGCCGTATCGAAAGACAATCCTGAAATTATGGCACAGGCCGTAAAAGAGGGATGGAACGAAAGCAAGACTGAAATTGCAGTCTTGAAAGCATCGAACGCCGAAAAGGACGCAAAGATTGAAGCTCATGGTGTTCAGGATAAAAGACCTGAAGCTCCAAACATTGTAGACCGCAATGTTATTGCAAAGGCTATGACAGTCAATGCAATTTCCGCAGCAGCTTGTCGCAACTTAGGGCTACCTGTAATTAAGGGGCAGTTTAAAGACGACGACTTAAACAAGTCTGAGGACGTACACGCCCGCTCAATCACTGAGATTGTACGGGCATCACTTGCCATTGATGGCAAGAGTCTCGACGCTTCACATCGTGACCCAGCTTCCATGCTTAGAGCTGCATTCAGCACAGCAACGGTTTCTAATGTTGTTTCCAATATTGGAAATAAACATATCGGCGCTGGGTTTGGATCAATCGAACAGTCGTGGAGAAAAATCACGGAAATTATGTCTCTCAATGATTTTAAATCTAACACGGTTGTTGATTACGTTGTTGGTGGATTGCTTGACGAAATGGCTCCAGATGGAGAAATTAAGCACGCATCAATTAGCGATACCTCGCGGACAATTCAGCTCAAAACATATGCTAAAATGCTGGCTATTACACGTCAGGATTTTATCAACGATGATCTAGGGTTGTTTGCCTCACGCGGTAAAAAATTCGGATTCATGGCGGCCAGAACTTTCAATACAAAATTCTGGGCGGCTCTTCAGGCTGCAATCGCCGCAAACTTCACAGCTGATAACGGTAATTTAATTACAACTGTTCTCGGACTGACCGGACTCGGAAACGCAGAAGCCGCATTTGGTGCGCTTACCGATGTTGACGGAAACCCGCTTGGCACAGATGCTACTATGTTACTGACTAGCAAGGCCGGAGGGGCAACGGCTCGCACGTTGCACAACTCCACACTTGTACAGGGTTCAACCGCAAAGAATCCTAACGGCAACCCGTTTGCAAATCGTTATGAGTCTGTTGACACTTCCTATCGTACAGGGGCAACTTGGTTCTTGGTCGGCAACCCAATAGGTATTCCGCTGATGAGTGCTGGCTTCCTTAACGGTATGCAGGCTCCTATGATCGAATCTTCTGATGCAGATTTTAACAACCTCGGAATACAGACACGTTGTGTTTATGATTTTGCCGTTGCATTTGCAAACAAAGATGCCGCTGTTTATTCAAGCGCTGATGCGTAAAACTAAAACGGCGGTTTGAAAATAACCGCCAGAACTTAAAAAGAGGAAAAGATCATGGCACAAGGAACTTACATTCAGGAAGGTGTATACGTA